CTGGCGGCAGAGATTGGTACAACTTAGACCCGTTGCGGCAGGCTTACATTGATGAGCTTGGCCCAGAAGTTGGCGATGCCACGTTCCGGGCCTATGTGGACAAGATAGCTGCAACCAGCCCACGGTCTACAGTTGCGGCAAATATAAGGAGGTCTAGCTATTTGCAACAGTTAGACCAGCAGGGCAAGCCTTTTGCTGGCCTGACAAATCAAGATATGCCTGCAGGCTATGGGCATTTAGCTCACCAAACCCAAGACCATTTGCTGCAAGACTTGCAGGCATCTGGCCGGTTTGACGCAGTAAATAGGCCGAAAACATCTAGCTTTGCGGAAAATCTAAAAGGCAATCAAACGCCTATGACAATAGATACGCATAACTTTGCGGCGGTTAAGGGTGATCCTAAGAACAAGGTAAGCCCATCAAAAACTCAATACCGATACCTTGAGGATTTCCAAGCAGAAATAGCTGACAAATTAAACATGACCCCTGCGCAATTCCAAGCGTCTGTATGGATGGGCGCAGACACTGGCGTTGCTGACGCAAGGCCATTCATGGAGGTTTTCGATGATGTGGTTGCCAGGACAGCAAAGCGCAATGATGAGTCAAAAAAACAAGCACTAACTAAATTCATAAAGGGCGAGGGCGCACTTTATGGCCTTGGCGGTTTAATGGCAGGGACGGTTTATATGTCGCCAGAATCCGAGCCCGAAAGACAAGGGCTACTCTAATGGCTGAACTATACGACTCCGAAGAATTCATTGAAGAAGACCCAAGCATGGGCGATGAAGAACTGCAGGCCGCGATCACGCAGGCCATAGAAGACGCAGTTGATTTCATTGATAACACTATCAGCCCGCTGCGTGCCACCGCCGCTGAATATTACAACGGCGAAGCACTGGCCACTGGCGAAGAGGGCCGCAGCACGGCGCAGACGATGGACGTGCGCGACACAGTGCAGGCCATGCTGCCCAGCCTTATGCGCATCTTTTGCGGCTCTGACCACATGGTTGAGTTTGCCCCGCGAGGCCCGGAAGACGTTGAGGGCGCGAAGCAAGCCACTGACTTTGTGAACTATGTGCTTAACCAAGACCAAGACCAGAGCTTTGTAGAAATTATCTATGCGTGCATGAAAGACGCGCTGGTCAAGGGCAGTGGTTTCCTAAAATATTATTACGACGAAAGCGAAACGACTCAGAGCTATGAGCTTCTAAATTTAGACGATCAGGCGCTCAACGCCCTTAATTCAGACCCTGAGATTGAGATTGATATGCTGACCTCGATGATGAGCAGCGAGCAACAAGAGTCATCGCACTCAGTCCGGGTAACGCACCGATCTAAGGTTGGCAAGATCAAGGTTGAGGCAGTGCCCCCCGAAGAAATAGTTATCAACCGCACAGCGCGTAATCTTGATGACGCTGAACTGGTTGCGCACAGATCTTATGTGACGCTGTCTGACATGGTCCTTATGGGCTATGACCTAGACGATGTTGAGCAATTTGCGACAGTCAACGAGACTGATTTTGAGTTATTTAACGTCGAGGCGCGTGAGCGCTTTCAGCAAAGCTCATTTGAAGACAACAACCTAATTCAGCGTGTGCTGTATGTAGAAGCCTATGCCCGGATAGACATGGACGGCGATGGCGTGGCTGAGCTTAGAAAAATTTGCTGCGCTGGCCCTACTTACGAAGTGCTGCGCAACGACCCGGTAGACATGATCCCGTTTGCCTTTTTCTGCCCAGACCCGGAGCCGCACAGCTTCTTTGGTCTGAGCATCGCAGACCTAACAATGGACATTCAGCGCATCAAGACCGCAGTGTTGCGGGCATCCTTAGACAGCTTAGCCATGAGCACTCACCCCAGGGTGGGCGTGGTTGAAGGCCAAGCCTCGCTAGAAGACGTGATGAACAATGAGGCCGGGGGCGTGATCAGAATGCGTCAACCTGGCGCGGTTGTGCCTTTCACCCTGCCATTCGTAGGTAAAGAAGCATTCCCAATGCTTGGCTATATGGACGAGATCCGTGAAAACAGAACCGGCATATCAAAAGCAGCTGATGGCCTAGATCCATCTGCGCTACAAAGCTCAACGCTTATGGCAGTCCAGCAAACAATAGGCGCAGCCCAGCAGCGCACAGAGATGATTGCGCGCCTGTTCGCTGAAGGCGGCATGACCCGGCTATATAAAGGGCTACTACAGCTGATCATTAAGCACGTCGATAAGCCGCGCATGATCCGCTTGCGCAATGGCTTTGTGCCCATCAGTCCAGATAGATGGAACGCCAACATGGACGTTGTGGCCAATGTCGCCCTGGGCAAAGGCGGTGACATGGAGCGCATGGGTATGCTGCAGCAGGTAGCGGCCAAGCAAGAACAAATCATGCAAACGATGGGCGCAGAAAATAACCCGCTGGTCGATATAAACAACTACTACGCCACTATGGTGCAAATGTTAGAGATAGCTGGCTTCAAAGACCCCCAGCGCTTTTTCAAAGACCCAGCGCAGCAGCCGCCCGCACCACCAGAGCCACCTAAGCCTGATATTCAAGAGCAACTGATCCAAGTGCAGATGGCTGAAATACAGGCAAATATTCAAAAGAAGCAAGCTGAGCTTGAGCTAGAGCGCGAAAAAATGATCCGTGAGGATGACCGCCGCCGAGATGAGAGCGAAGCCAACCTTGCACTCAAGGCTGCAGAGATAGCTGCCCGGTACGGTGCCCAGGTCAACACGGCGGAGATCAAAGCCAATTCAGAGAGAGACCGCGAGCTTGTAAGGCAGCTGGCCCAACAACAGCAGGCACCTAATGCCCCTACGGCCTGAGCAACAGTCGAACATACAGAGATTCGCTGAAGACGAAGACTTCGGCGTGCTCATAGAAATGCTACGCCTCGATTATTTTGAGGAATGGTGCAAGGAACGTGACCCCGCCAAGCGGGAGCGCTTACATCACAAACAAGAAGCACTTGAAGACCTGGTTGTACAAATACGCGCAGTCGCGGATCAAGTCGCTTTCAATAAGCGGAATTTACCATGAGTGATAAAATAGAAAGCACCGAACCCCAACATATGGGGTCTGGCAATTTGGGCGATGCCCAAGCAGCGATTTTGAGTTTGATGGAGCCAGAAGGCCAAACCGAAGATTCAAAGGAGGTTGTTGAAAATGAGTCCTTAGATGAGGGCGAGGCTTTAGAAGAATCTGAGTATGAGGAGTCCGATGAGGATCTCGATTCAGATGACGATGATGCCGAACTGTTGGATGACGATGAAGACTATGACTCAGACGAAGATGAGGACAGTCAGCCTGAGAACTTCACGGTCAAAGTTGCCGGTGAAGAAATCTCTGTTGACCTGGACGAACTTAAAAATGGGTATTCACGCACAGCAGACTACACCAAGAAGAGCCAAGCACTGGCAGAAGAGCGTAAGCAATTCAGCCAGGATCGAGACGCGGTTCTACTTGAGCGGCAGCAATACAGCCAACTTTTAGGCGCATTGCAACAGCAGCTGACAGCATTTGACGAGCCTGCGCCAGATTGGGACCGACTATATGACGAGGACCCTATCGAAGGTGCAAGGCAAGAACGACAGTACAGATTAAGAACGGAGCAGCGCCAGCAAAAGATGCAGGCCATTGCCATCGAGCAGCAGCGTGTGAATGACGCTAACGCCCAAGAGCAACAGCAGCAAATGCGTGGACTGATCCAGAGTGAGGCGGCGCAACTTCCAGAACTCATACCGGAGTGGCGTGACGAGAAGATTGCCAATAAGCAGCGAGAGCAGCTTAGAGAATACCTCATTGCCCAAGGCGTAGCTGAAGAAGAGCTAGGCGCACTGGTCAGGGCTAACCACATAAAAGTCCTGCGAAAAGCAATGCTTTATGACCAAGGTCAGAAGCGCGTTCGCAAAGCTCAGAAAGCTGGGCAGGGTGGTAAAACTGTACGATCTGGATCACGTCAACAGCAGGTAAAGCCTAGTCAGCGCAAAACTAAAGCCGCATTTCAACGTCTCAAACAAACTGGCAGCACAGAAAACGCTGCTTCATTGATTGAATCTATGCTTTAGGAATTACCATGACTATTATCGCAAACACTTTCCTCAAATATAACGCTATTGGCGTTCGTGAGGATCTATCTAACATTATCACTATGATCTCTCCTGAGACTCGACCTTTTATGTCTAACATGACAAAGAAGCGATCTGTCTCTAACACTTTCTTTGAGTGGCAGACAGATGATCTCGGCGCAGCTTCAGCTAACCATCATCTTGAGGGTGACGATTTAGCTTCGTTTACCGCAGTTACACCAACATCTCGCTTAGGCAACTATTCCCAAATCTCTCGCAAGGACTTTATTGTGTCCGACACAATGTCTGCGTTAGATCTTGCCGGTAGGCGGGCAGAGGTCGCGTACCAGATCAGTATGGCCGGGAAGCGTCTTGCTAACGATATGGAACATAACCTTTGCGGTTTGAACCACGCAGCAAACGGCGGTAATGCAACCACAGCCAGGAAGACTGCACCATTGGCTGCATTCATTCGCACCAACCGCTCTAACGGTACTAACGGCGCAGCGCCTACAGTATCTGGCGGCGTGGTAAACGCTGGCGCTACTGATGGCACTCAAAGAGCAATGACAGAACCAATGTTAAAATCAGTGCTGCAGGGCGTGTTTACAAACGGCGGATCGCCACGATTCGTGTTAGTAGGTCCACACGTTAAGACTGTGATCTCTGGCTTTGCTGGTATTGCCGCTCAGCGTTATCAAGCGCCTAGTGACTCTCCAACAACTATCATCGGTGCCGCCGATGTATATTTGTCAGATTTTGGATCAGTGGCAATTGTCCCCTCAACAAAATCGCGCGCAAGAGATGC